CCGTCTCACTTACGGGATCTTCTAAACACAAAGTCATCATCATCGATGAGGCTGATAACACAGGCAACGACGTACAACTCCTACTACGGGCGAATATTGAGGCATTTTATAACAACTGCCGATTCATTTTCACCTGTAACTACAAAAACAAGATCATTGAACCCCTTCACTCCCGTTGTGCCGTCATTGACTTCGCAATCAAAGGAAAACAAAAACAGCAACTTGCTGGAAGTTTTTTCAAAAGAGTCCTACAAATCTTGGATCAGGAAAAAATTGAGTATGATGAAAAAGTTGTTGTTGAATTAGTTGCTAAACACTTTCCAGATTTCCGACGTGTTTTAAACGAAATTCAAAGATATTCTACTGGTGGTAAAATTGACTCTGGTATTCTTGCAACTTTTTCTGATGTATCTGTAAATGAACTTATTAAATTTCTCAAGGATAAAAACTTTACTGAAGTCCGAAAGTGGGTGGTCTCCAACTTGGACAACGATGCTTCTAGTTTACTCCGCAGGGTTTATGACTCCCTTTATGATTGTCTTTCACCCGCATCTATTCCTGCTGCCGTTCTTGTTATTGCTAAGTATCAATACCAATGTGCGTTCGTGGCTGATCAGGAAATAAATCTTCTTGCAGCATTAACTGAAATTATGTGTGAGTGTGAATTCAAATGAAAGTCCCATCTAAATCTGAATTGATGCATTATCGTCTTCAAGCAGTTATGCGTGAAAACATTTTTGAAGAAAATCAAATGAAATATCTTGGTGTTCGTGATGATGGTAAACATTGGTATCTTCTTGGCGGAGAGCATGAAGTATCTTCGGATCAATTTGAGGACATTGAACTAGTAGATGAGGTTTAATTAAAATGAATGTAAAATTAATTCGTATGTGGTCTGGTGAAGATGTTATCGCAGATCAAGTTGGTGATTTGACTGATACTATTGTTATTCGTAATCCTATTGTTGCTATTCCTACTGGAAATGGGCAGATGGGATTTGCTCCATGGTCTCCTCTTCTAAAAGGTAAAGATGTAGATTTGGAGGTTTCTAAAAAATATGTTGTTTATATTTCCGAAGCGCAGGAGCAAATTGTTGACAACTACAAGGATATGTTTTCGGTTATCAAATCTCCGAATAAAAAATTGATTGTTTGACTATTGTGAGTATCTGATGAACTTTTACCGAATTGATTACAAAATCTTATACGAAAAACCAGTTAAAACAACGCCTACAAATGTGAAGGAGGCAAACGAAGGTCTTTTTCGTGCTAAAATGACTTTGCCTGCTGCTGCTGCCCACTGTGGCATGACGCAGAAGGAAATGAAACTTACTTTTTTTGAGTACCTTAAGTACAACAAACCTGATTATGAGTATTGATTTTTCTCGCGTTAATTTTGAACAATTTTTTGGATGGGTAAATGCATCCAATACAAAACAAATGAAAAGTAATCCCTTCAGGGGACTTCGTGCCCATTATACTGAGAAGTCTTTTTGTAAGTGGTCCGATGATCAATTGACCCATGTGGGACTTTTTCAAACTGGCAGGGATTTTATTCTAAAAGAAACGGGCAAATTTGTTGAAATGAAAAGTCAATTTGGTCTGTTTAAAACAGGTAAAGACAAAACTGGTAAAGACTGCCGTGGTGACTGCAAAGCATTTGTATTGAAAAATTTTCATCCTTCTAGTAAAGATAAAACAGAATGGAAAAAAGAAGATCTAATTAAAACATTTGATTATCTACTTTTAGTTGATACTAAGGCTATGTCTGTGGGTTATACCACATGGGATAAAGTTTACGAATGTGTTGATGAGAATGCAAATGACCCCAAATGTGTATTGAAGAAGGGTGATTATACTATGATTGTTGAAAACGTTATTCCTGCTGAAAAGGATTGTGACGTTGATGGTATGTTTTCTTTGATTGAGGAATACGTTTGATGAAATCTCTTAAAACCCCGCTTAGATATCCTGGTGGAAAATCACGTGCTTGTGAAAAGATGGGACCTTACTTTCCAGATCTTCGCAACTACGATGAGTTCCGAGAACCATTTCTTGGTGGAGGAAGTGTTGCGATTTATATCACAAAGAAGTATCCCAATATGGATATTTGGGTGAATGATCTTTATGAACCTCTTGTAAACTTCTGGCAGCAACTTCAGATGTTTGGGAATGATCTGAAGAATGAATTGGTTGATTGTAAAGTTGCTTACAATACTCCTAAACTTGCCAAAGAACTTTTCTTAAAATCAAAGGAACATATCAATGATGAGTCTGAAACGAACTTTAATCGTGCTGTCGCTTTCTATATTGTTAACAAATGCTCTTTTAGTGGTCTTACCGAAAGTTCATCTTTTTCGGAGCAAGCAAGTAACTCCAATTTTTCCTTGCGAGGAATTGAAAAATTGCCAGAGTATTCCAAGTTAATTGCTAGTTGGCGTATAACTAACTATTCATACGATTATCTGATGGATGGGAATAAAGGTGCTTTTATGTATCTCGATCCTCCTTATGATATTAAGGATAATCTCTATGGGAACAAAGGATCAATGCACAAAAGATTTGATCACGATAAGTTTGCTGCTGATTGTGATGCTAATAATATGGACCAGTTGATTAGTTATAATTCTGACCAACTTGTAAAAGATAGGTTTAAGAACTGGAATGCTGCAGAGTTTGATCTGACTTACACAATGCGTTCTGTTGGTGAATATATGCGTGAGCAAAAACAACGTAAAGAACTCTTGCTTTTTAATTATGGAATTGAAGGACTGGTTAAACTCGATCAATCAAACGAAGAAACACCTGATTGATGAAGATCCTTCACTTGAGAAGGAATATGCGCCATATATTATCAATAGGTGTTTTTCTGGGCACGTTGATTGTTTAATGTTTGCAAACGAAATGAATCAATATCATTTCCTCCCAAAGAAGATGCAATATGACTTTTATATAAATAGTCTGAGGAAAAAGAAGAGGTATTCTCCCTGGCTCCGACAAGATAAAATCAAAGATCTTGATTATGTCAAACGTTATTATGGTTATAGTAATGAGAAGGCAAAACAAGCTTTGAGGATTCTTACAAAAGAACAACTTACTTTTATTAAATCGAAATTTGAAACTGGAGGATCAAAATGAGTGTAGTTCAAGAACCTGAAGTGAAGTGGACGCCAAGTCAAATGGTTGAAGTGGTTCTCAACGAACCCGATGACTTTTTGAAAGTGCGTGAAACTTTGACTCGTATCGGAGTTGCTTCAAGAAAGGAAAAGAAAATCTATCAGTCTTGCCATATTCTACACAAGCAAGGTAGATATTATCTCGTTCACTTTAAGGAACTGTTTGCTCTTGATGGCAAACACGCAAACCTGACTGTGAATGATGTGCAGCGCCGTAATCGTATTGCCCAACTTCTTGCCGATTGGGGATTGATTACAATTGTTGATCTTGAAAAAATTCAAGATATTGCACCTTTAAATCAAATTAAAGTTCTTTCTTATAAAGATAAGGGAGAGTGGATTTTGGAAACCAAATATAATATTGGATCCAAAAAGAAAAGAGTAGAAGAAACCGAATGATCTTGTAGGGAGTTCAACACTCCCTTTTTTTATGTTTGTTGTATAATTAATATTGGATGCCGAAAGGGTCCACAAAACACAAACTCGCTTTTAAAGGAGCTACTATAATGACTAACCTCACAAGGTATACTGCTGCGGATCTTCCTGCATTAATGGAGAGGATCAACAAATATAGTATTGGTATGGATGAATACTTTGATCGTATTTTTCATCTACATGAAACTACTACAAACTATCCCCCATACAATCTAGTTCAAATTAGTAATGTGGAATCGCGTCTTGAACTTGCACTTGCTGGATTTAAAAAGAAAGAAGTTTATGTCTACACACAAGATGGTAAACTTTTTGTTGAGGGTCAAAAAGAAGATAAAGAAACGGAGTCCAACTATATCCACAAGGGTTTGGCTCAACGGAGTTTTAAGAGAGCGTGGACACTCTCTGATGATACGGAAGTACGATCAGTTGATTTTGAGGATGGGCTTTTGACTGTGACACTTGGTAGAATTGTTCCAGATCATCATAAGCGCAAAGATTACCTCTAAATATAATTGAATATCGTCGGCGCTATGCCACGGGAGGTAACTGGCAAAATCCAGTTGACACCTCCCATTTTTATTGCTAGAATAGAAACACAGAAATTTTAAGAAAATGACAGTAAAATTAGTTCTATTAAAATCTGGTGAAACCGTAATTGCGGACGTAAAGGAAGTTCATCAAGAAGAAAAACTTTATGGATATTTGTTTACCAATCCACAAAGAGTTTTTTATGATTCACCAGTTTTAGTTCCTGAAGAAGAGAAAAATTCAAGCGTCGTAAATGTATCTTTGACCAAATGGATGCTTCTTTCAAAAAGCAATCAAATGGTAATTCCTTTTGATTGGGTTGTTACTATCGTGGATCCTATTGATTCTCTTGCAAAAATGTATGATCCAGATGGAACCAATACTGAAGAAGTAATTCAAGAGGAGACTGAAAGTGGAAGCAGCAATTAAAACTATTGTTTTTAAAGATGGAACAATAGTTATCTCACAAATTGAAGAAGTTGACTCCGAATTAGGAGATCCAAATTGTAAGTTAATTAAACCTTGCGAAATAAAAAAACAAATCACTAATGAGGTTTATTTGCAAAACTGGTTATGTGATTATACAAAGCAAGATGAATTTCTAGTTAATTCTGATAGCATTTTAACAATTATCAATCCAAATACTGATATTATTAAAAAATATATTGATATTATTTCCTGATGCGATTTTATACTAACGTTCAGATGGTCGGGGACAACTTTCTTGTCCGTGGTTATGAAGATGGTAAACACTTTATGACCCGTGAGAAGTTTAACCCGACTCTTTTTGTCCCTTCTAATAAAAAAACCAAATATCAAACTTTAAGTGGAGAATATGTAGAATCAGTCCAACCTGGATCAGTTCGTGATTGTAGGGAGTTTGTTAAAAAGTATGAGAACGTAGAAAACTTTAAAATCTTTGGGAATACGCAGTATATCTATCAGTACATCTCTGATATTTACCCCGAAGAGGAACTTAAATTTGATATCAATAAGATTAAAGTAACTACGATTGATATTGAGGTTGCATCTGAAAATGGTTTCCCTGATGTAGAGTCTGCAGCAGAAGAAGTTCTCTTGATCACTGTTCAAGATTATTCTTCAAAACAAATTCATACTTGGGGAAAGGGTCCTTTTCGAAATAATCAGAAAAATGTTTCGTACCGTTCTTTCTCGTCCGAATATGATCTTCTGAATGATTTCATTCACTGGTGGATGGTCGAAACTAATACACCAGAAGTAGTAACTGGATGGAACAGTAAACTGTACGATATTCCATACCTCGTGCGACGTATTGATAGAGTTCTTGGTGAAAAACTGATGAAGCGTTTATCTCCTTGGGGTCTTGTAACTGAAGATGAAACTTATATTGCTGGTCGTAAGCATCTTTGCTATGATATTGGTGGAATCTCACAGTTAGATTATCTTGATCTTTATAAGAAGTTTACTTATAAGGCACAGGAATCTTATCGCCTAGATTATATTGCCGAAGTTGAACTTAAGCAGAAAAAACTAGATCACTCCGAGTTTGATACGTTTAAGGACTTCTACACCAAAGGTTGGCAGAAGTTTGTAGAATACAACATCAAGGACGTGGAACTTGTTGACCGTTTGGAAGACAAGATGAAACTGATTGAACTTGCTCTTACGATGGCATACGATGCCAAGGCAAACTATGAGGATGTATTTTCTCAAGTTCGTATGTGGGATACAATCATTTACAACTATCTAAAGAAAAGAAATATTGTTATTCCTCCTAAAGAGCGTTCTGATAAAGACACCAAGTATGAAGGTGCCTATGTAAAAGAACCAATTCCTGGGATGTATGATTGGGTGGTGAGTTTTGACCTTAACTCACTATATCCACACTTGATTATGCAATATAACATTAGTCCTGAAACTTTGGTTGAAGAAAAACATCCATCAGTTAATGTTGATAAAATTCTCAATCAAACTATCAACTTTGAGATGTATAAGGACTATGCAGTATGCGCCAACGGTGCGATGTATCGTAAAGATGTTCGTGGATTTCTTCCAGAACTGATGGAGAAGATCTATAATGAACGTGTGATCTTCAAGAAAAAAATGCTTGCGGCAGAGCAAGAATATGAAAAAACAAAGAACAAGGAATTAGTTAAAGAGATTGCCCGATGCAATAACATCCAAATGGCACGTAAGATTCAACTTAACTCTGCTTATGGTGCTATTGGTAATCAGTATTTCCGTTATTTTAAACTCGCAAATGCAGAGGCAATTACCCTTTCTGGTCAAGTTTCAATTAACTGGATTATGAATAAGGTAAATGCTTATTTGAATAAAATTCTTAAAACTAATGGTGAAGATTATGTTATTGCTTCAGATACTGATTCTCTTTACGTTAATATGGGTCCTTTGGTTGAGACTGTATTCAAAGGAAGAGAGAAAACTACTCAAAGCGTTGTTTCGTTCCTTGATAAGGTCTGTAAGGTGGAATTTGAAAAATATATTGAAAGTTCTTATAAAGAATTGGCGGAATACGTAAATGCTTATGAGCAGAAAATGATC